TTTTTCGGTGTCGGTGCAGGCGATGTCCTCGACGGGGATGCCTTTGGTGCAGACGGCTTGCTCTTGAATGCGGCCGGGTGCAAGACCGCAAGGTGCTTGTCCATCTCCTCGCGGAGCAGCTCCCGGTGAACGAAGTACAGCGCCTTGCCCGCTTCACGCTCCTGGTCTCGCAGCGCGATTGCGGGGCATGAGCCGTTTGAAATGGCACGAGCACACTCCGGGTACTGCTTCAGATCGCCATCACGCTTGTGTGCTTCGATCTTGTGCAAGCACACGCAGTAGCCTGGCGAGTAGCCCATCACCTGACATCCGATGGTGTAGGTGTTTTGGCCCGACATCGACTGCTCGGGCGGGTACTCCGGCTGGCGTGCGAGAACCGCCTGGGTCACTGCATCCATCATGATCTTCTCCTTACCAAGAGCCCCAAACCGGGGCGATATGCCGCTGCTTCTTCTGCTTCAGAACTTCAGTCAGTGCTGACGATAGTCTAGCACGCGCTTGAAGGGTTTCGTACTTCTGCACGTTGACCGCATGAATTGTCCCTGCGAGTTTTTGCAGAAGCCCTGCACGAACGGCGTGCTGTGTCCACTCTGGGAGACCTGCAACGAATTCGTCTGGGCTCACCACGCACCCCAGTTTTCGCCACGATCCGGCTCCGGTCCGCTTGGCTCTTCGACGCCTTCTTCGATCACGGTCCTGGGGCCTGAATCTCCAAACAGCAGAGAGATAAGCCTCAGTTTTTGAGCTTCACCGTAATGCGCCAAGATTTCGTTTCGCAATGCTTCAGCCGAGTAGCTGTCGTTTGCTCCAAACGTACTCTGTGCGTATGTATTAAAGTATCCACGCTTGCTTTTGGCTTCGACAATGTTGTCATACGCCTTGATGAGTCGCTGAACGCTCGCACAGGACTCAATGTCAATCTGACCGAATGCGCCATTTTTGCCCCAGCGGGTGATCAAATGGAAGTCACTCGTTTCTTCGTTCCAGATAGCGATTGCCTCGTAGAACTTTGTCCCACTTTCGTGCAGTCGCCTCCAGACCATCGTGCTGTATTTCATCGAATCTCCTTTCAAGCATATCGCTTGACATATCTAACCAGTGAATCATAGCAAGCGAACTGAGGGTTTTGTTACACCCTATCACTCACCCCAAGCACATCAACTTGATTTTGGCAGCATTGATCTGGTTTAGGATCATTGCGTCCTTGTAAGCCTTCCTCACAACACTTGCGGGAACTTCGTTGGGGTCTTTGTCACGCGGCAGAAACGCAATTCGCGCAGCAATTCCCAACTTGCGGATTTCCATTGCCGCTTTTACGGCGTCGGCTGTCGCCCGCTTTTCACCGTCCCACATGAGCGTGACTTCCTTCAGACCGTGTTCCTTCAGCCGAACAAGCCTCAGAATCTGACTGTCGTCACCCGTTGAAAGGTTCTTGCCGAACGAGCCGATTGCAGCGACATCCCGAAGACTCTCGTCCTCATCGAGAGCCATCTTGATGGCGATTACGTCGAATGCACCCTCCCCGATCACGACTCGGGAAGCGCCCACTGCGTTCTGGCCGTTGTAGAGGATTGCACCTGTGGATGCGAACCCTGGCGGGAACAGATACTTCTTCGCTGCCGTACCCGTGATGTCACGGCCCTGGAAGCTCACGAGCGAGCCATCAAGGTCGTACACGGGGATGATCACGCGGTTGGAGTAGTCCTGCTTGATGCGCCGGCCGTCGGGCCCGGTGTACCAAAACGAGCCGTCCACGCTGTACCGCAGCTTGAAATACTCGGCCATTTCGGGACTGATGCCCCGATCCGACAGGTACTTCAGATTGCGGCCGTTGTGGGGCAGCGCGATGGATTCTGGGATGACAAGTTCGTCGGTGGTGGTAGTGGCCGCCCGAACGGGTTTGGGCCGCCAGCCCTGCTCTTTCGCAACCTCCTTGACATGATCGATCACCTCTCGGGTGGCGACTCCATCAAGAAGGCTGCTGATGAACTTCCACTTGTTGAACTTGGTCTCGCAATCGCCATGAAAGCAGTTGCCCAGTCCGGTTTCAGCGTTCAGGTAAACCCGCCACTTGCTGTCCCCGCAGACCGGGCACTCCTTCAGGTTCAGTTGGGTGCCTCTCGCGCCCCGCGTCACCTTGTAGTCAACACCCTCGCGGTCGAGGTATGACTCCATGTCGATCTGATCAAGCGCCTCGCGAAGTTCATCATTCATCACTCTCTCCGGATGATCGACTCGATGAACTTCATCTTGGCGATGTCCTGCTTGATGAACAGCGTGAAGCCTGACTCCTGGTTTCGGCTTGCTGCGAAGAACAGCCTGGCCTCGCCCTTTGAGCGCTCCTCTTCGGTCACGTTGATCGAAATAAGCAGATCGACCGTCCGAACCTTGTTGAAGTCTTCGGCCACGTGTTCTGCTTTCGCAACCGTGGACTTGTACCCTTCTCGGTTCGTCTGAGTCGCCGTCAGCATCGCAACGTCCATTTCCTGAGCAATGGCTCGCAGGTCGATGTAGATCGACTTGGAGTTCTCAATCGGGTCGTTGTAGCGATGGTTCGGGGCCATGATGTCCGCGTAGTCCACGACAACCAAGTCGAACAGCACGCCCTTTGCCTTGTAGCGCTTGAGCAGCGAACGCAGCATGTTGGGCGTACATGTACCGGATGGGTACTCGTGGATGATCAGCTTGCCGGACGAACTCTCAAGGGCTGCGACTTTCGCCTCAACGTCCCTGATCTTCGTCTTCAGCGCTTTCATTTCCGTGTCCGACACGGATGCGTCAAGACGTTCGGAAATGATCTTCGCTGACACCTCAAGGGTGACGTACAGGACGTTGTACTTGGCGAGGGACGCAGCCTTTGCGAACCCGATGAGCGCGGTGGTCTTACCGGACTTCGGGCCTCCCATCAGCGACACAAGCTCTTTGCGGCCCCATCCCCGGTGATACAGAACCTCATCCAGCTTCAGGTTGCCCGATGTGATCCCGCGTGGCGCTTTGACGCCCGTAGCCTCGTCCAGACGCTCAGCGGTTCGGTTGCCGATGTTTGCGAAGTAGTCATACGCACCGCCGTCCTCGTTGACGCCGATTTCGATGGCACGCTTGATGTCCTTCTCGATCTTTTCGAACTCGCCCCGACCGATCAAGTCCACCGAGCGCAGAATGGCCTGGGTGGTTGCCTGGTGTCGGGCGAACTGAGCGACTTTCTCCTCGACGTACTCGCTCGATGTCCAGGCCGACAATGAGAAGACGGTCTTGAACGACTCCACGACAATGGGCACTTCGGCGTCCTTGATGATCTTGGACTTGCGAGCGTCCTTGATCAGCTCGGCCATCACCGCTTTCTCGGGCAGGCTCTTGTACTTGTCGAAATACTTCTTGGCCAGGTTGACGAGAATCGCCTCACCCGCGTTTTCGAAGTATTCAGGCTGAACCAGATGGCCCGCCCTGTTCATGAACTCTACGTCACGAATGACGAGAGACGCCAAACGCGTTTGAAACCCGTCTTCGAAGTCGTACTTAACTTCCGACTCCTCGACAACGCTGGGCTCAATAGCCGCTTCCTCAGCGGGCTTCTCGGACTTTGCGGAGCTGGCTTCAAACGCGGAACCAATCATCCCGGCGACAGATGACTCTGCCGTCGAGGTTTCCTCGATGAAAGCCATTTACTTCGTCAGAGAGGGGTTGGTCCAGAAATACTTGATGGCGTGCTTGAAGATGACGAAGTTCTGATAGCCGCCGTCGAGCTTATCCACGGAAATGGTGACGGTGTACTTGTCAGAATGCTTGATCTTGCCCGTGAAGGACTCGTCGTCCATGAGCATGATTTCGACGATGGCTTGAGCTTCTTCCAGGCCCTTGAGGAAGGCTTCGTGGCCCTTCAGGGGCTCCTTCTTGCGCGAAACAGGCTTGGGCTGGCGGGTGATCATAGGTGTATCGGTCATACGGTTTTCTCTCCGAAAGGTTGGTTGAACAGTCGTCAGTATATCTCAGTGATGACTGAAGTCTCAAGGCAGGGCGACTGCTTCGTTGAGTACCCGCTCATTGAAGTTCTCTATCGCCGCCTCGATTCGCAGCGCGTTCTCTATATACAGCGCACTCTGAAGCGCGTACTGCGGGTGCCGGCGCTGATTGATTTGCTCAATGAGGAACTTTTCGTAGGCGATCTGATCGCTGTGCCCGAACCAGTTCCCGACCTTGTATCGCGGGTCGCGGGCGTACTGCATCTTGGCTTTGCACTCCTCTTCCCACAGCAACATGATGTCGGTGATCATGTCCGTATTGCTGGCAAGATGGCAGGGCCTGGGAGGTTGCAACCACCCTGCAAGGATATGCCACTCCATTGCATGATGCATGAAGAACTCGTAGCGGATGCCGAGGCTGTCAATGAGCTGCCGCAGCTTCCACACAGCGGTCTTTTCCCGCGACTCCATGAAGTCGATGACCTTGAATCCCCGCATGTACTGCCCGCTGATGTCCTTCATCTGCTTCATGCAGTTGCGGTAGGCTTGGGTGTAGCAGTGGACGCAGTAGTAGGTAGCCTTGGTTGGGTGAAGCCGGCGATAGTCGAACCACTTGGTTCGCATCAGCTCCGACTCTCGCTTGAGAGTCGCCTTCGGGATGTGTTGGATGGCCAGGAGTTCCGCGTGGTTGAACTCCAGGTCGTGCCCGTAGAAGTAGCCGAGCCAGTCTGCGGGCTGGGAAAGGTTTGGGGAATCCGCGCTCATCGTTTCCTTTAAAGTCATTTCTGACTTAGTATAAGTATCTCTACGTTGGGCGCGAAATTCCCCGCACGTTTCCCGTCAGGTCGGGAGCGGGTCTTCGTAAGCGGAAACAATCTCCTGAACCAGCCCGGAACGAACGATGTCTTCCCGCGTGAAGCGAACGTGCTTGACGCTCGGGATGAACGACAGACGCTTGACGGCATCCTCAAGCCCGGAGTTCCCGTTGATGTCTTTCTGGGACATGTCCCCGTTCACGATCACCTTGCAGTCGTAGCCGATGCGGGTCAGGAACATCTTCATCTGGGTCGGCGTGGTGTTCTGGGCCTCGTCCAGAATCACGTAGCACTCCTTGAAAGTTCGGCCGCGCATGTAGGCCAGCGGCGTCGCTTCGATCTTCCCGGTCTTGATCAGGTAGTCCACCTTGGTCTTCCCGAGGCGTTCGTTCAGAACTTCCCGGAACGGTGTCAGGTACGGGTCGAACTTCTCGTCCAGCTCGCCAGGTAGGAAGCCCAGGTGTTCGCCGGCTTCCACGGCGGGTCGGGTAATGATGATCTTCTTCACCCGGTTCTCGATCAGCGCTTCGGCTGCTAGGGCTGCGCACAACCACGTTTTCCCAGTGCCAGCGGGGCCGGTGGCAAAGGTGAGCGTGTGGTGCTTGATGGCGTTGATGTAGCGCTTCTGGTTCTCGGTTTTGGGTTCGATGGGGCCTACTGCCACCTTAGCCCGTGGAGATGTCAGCTCAATCTCCATTTGTTGCTCTTCCGTTGCGAGAAGTGCCGCTTGACGGCGACTGCCTCGCACCTTCTTTACTGCGGGAGAAGTTTTCCCCATTGTGTAAGCCCCTTGATGTTGCGATTGCCTTTACTATACCCCAGTCACGAGTGACTGAGGTGCCACCTCCTCAAAGAATTTTGGGAGGCACCGAGGCATCGAACTCGTGGGGTTCGCGGTGATACCACTTACCGCCCGACACTGCGAAGTCTGTGACAGCCACATAGTCGAAGTTCGTTGCCTGGGTCTGGGTGTCCACGTTGACCAATGTGAACCCGTTGTGCCAGTTCTCGCCTTCGCAGTAAGACGCCGAACGCTTGTGGCCCGAACCGAGTTGATGCCATTCGTAAGGGCCGTAGATCGGGCTGAACTCACTCCAGACAACGTGACGATGATGGTGTCCATTCACACCGGGCAGGCCCATGCTGCGGGCGTGCGGGAAGTGGTGAACGAGAAGGCTGCCAAAGTAGATTTTGTAGTTCTGAGCCAGCTCCTTCGTGAAGTCACGCTTGGTCCAGGCACCGAGGTCTGCTTTGGCGATGTAGTTGATTTGGTACTTGTCGAGGCCCAGGAGCTTGCCAACCGTGAACCCGTGAAGATCGGCAAGGACTGCGCGAAGAGCGGGCGTGGCGTCTGCAAGCTGCTTCAGGAGCCGCGCTTCGTGGTTGCCTTCAATGAAGTCGATCTGAGCGTTCGGGCAGGCTTCGCGCAGAGGCTTCAGGATGTGTTCGTGGGCGAACTCGATTCGACCCACAACGTCCCAGTCACGCGGATCGACGGTGTACTTGCCGAACTCGGGAAGGTCGAAGATGTCGCCCGCGAGGACGATGATGTCGGGCTGTGCCCGCTTGGCCGTGTCGATCAGCACCCGCAGGTAGAACAGATCAATCTCCTTGTCGTGCAGATCGGATGCCACCAGGACGGTCTTGAAGCGGTTGTCGTTGTCGCGGAGGTACTTGCCCTCCCAGTCAGCACGTTCGATGTTCATGGCGCGGTAGTGATCCACCGAGGCGTGCTTGGCCAGGTTGCGCTCGTGAGCGTGCTGCTGCCGCGTGAGCTTGAGGCCGGCCTGGCGCTTGAACTCTTCGAAGGTGCCGAAGTATTGCGACCAGACAGACTCCGCGTACTTGCCGTGGACGCGGTAGTAGTTCCGGCTGATTGCGACTTCGGGGTTGCGTATGGCGATACCGCGAAGGTCTTCAACGCACTCTTCCCGCGTGCCAGTCTTTAGCTTGGGGATGAGGGTCTCGGACAATGGCTCCGGGCGGTCTGCAAGCCCGTGCAGGGGCAGTTTCGGCTTTGCAGGTTTCTCCGCCTTGGGCGCTTCAGTCTTCTTCGTCATACGCTCGTCTTTCTGGGCACAGCCCTTTGCTTACGCGATAGCCTGGATTCCTTGGTTGAAAAGCGCGATGCGCTGATCCAGTCCGTGAGTTCCGCCGTTCACCCGCTTGGTGATTGCGACGACATCCTGTTGGTCAGCCAGCTCGTTGAGTCTGCGTGAGTCCCAATACCAAGCGGCCGACATGGCTCCGTAGTGCGGGTTCAGCAGCAGCTCCGGACGATTCACGAGGTCCAGGCAGAGCGCTTCTCCACATGCGGCATAGTTGTCGAGGAAGGTGATCTGGATCGGGCCCCTGCCCCGGTACTTCCAGCCGTCACCGGATGTTTCTGATCGGTTGCCGTACCTGTTCGCGTACACGGAGTTGGCGATCCGTTCAGGTTTGCCGCCGTACCACATGGCGTTGCGCTTGCCGTCAGCGAAGAGTGGCGCGTCGGAGGGCTCTCCGGCACGCGGCATACGGAAGCGATTCGGCCAAATTTGAACCAGCCGTTGCGGCCGGTACATCAGGTTCTCTTCAAAGGCGGTCAGGTGAGCCGACTCGTGGCCAACTTGTGCAAGAAACGCTGCGGCTCTGGAGGGCGTCCAGATGTCGTAGGTCTGCATTGCATTTGTGAGTGGCTGAAGCCAGGCGTGCGCGACTTCGGTTCGCGCCCCGGTTGCAGCCGCGATTCCTGCGACTGTGAGTTCCATTATTGCCCCGCTTGTTTCATCAGCACTGAGTTAACCCAATCCACGAGCGCGTCGTGTCGGGTGGCAAGGTCGTGGTACTGCTCGACTATCTGGAGGTCGTTTTCGATGAATTGGGAAGGGGCAAGGCCGGAAGGGGCTTTGCTTTCTGCATCGCTGCCTGCGGTGGAATCAGGAGTTCGCCCCGCACGGGCGTCGTTGAGCATCCGGACAGTACCCACATCAAGATTCCAAACGTAAGCGCCAGAGCTGCCGTTGGACGCTTGAGCAACTTCAGTGTTTTGGCACTCATAGACTTTCTCCACTTTCTTCACACGTTGAACAACCGTCTTCGTGACGATGCGAACGGCCTGCTTTGTCTCCTCGGCCTTCTCTTCGATTTGTTCCGACGCTTTGTTGGCCTCGATGATGTTGTCAGCCGTCTTCTCGATGGCCTGCTCAACTTTCTCCACCTGATTGGCCTTGACGAGCCGCCCCTTCAGGTAGAAGCCCGCACCAGCTCCAATTGCCAGGCACAGGAAGGCAACGATCAGCGTGTTCTTAAATTGGTGGAGGCGTGTAAGGGGCATCGTTGTACTGAGGTTGCTGCCCATAGGGCGAGCCAACAGGCGTATGACGCGGCTGCCGGAACTTGAGACTCAGGAATTTGCTTGCTGCCGAATGCGCTCCGACAATGCCCAGGTACAGAGCCCACACATCGGAGTCCAGGGTGCCCTTGTAGGCTTGATAGACGAATGCGACCGTTGAAGCTGCGTAGGCGATGTTTGCCCACAGCTTCGTGTGTGACAGGCGATCTGGTTCGCCTGCGTCCACAAACAGGTCGCTCAGTTTCATCCTGCTGCCACCATCTTCAGAATTTGCCAACCCACGTACAGAACGCCACTGCCAATGACGCCCCAAGCCACTTGAATTGATCGCATGGCGACCTTCACTGTGGTCTCCTGCTTGATCTGCTCGGTGCGAATCTCAGTGTGCGCTTTTTCAAGCGTTTCGATTTTGTCCACAACCCGCAGCAGGGTTGCAGACAGCATCTGGTGCTTCTCTTCCAAGACAGCAATCTTGGTAAGGGCTTCTGCAATCTTCGACATGCTTTGCTTCATGTCCTGAAGATCGTTCTGCACCATCAGCATGAACTGGGTATCTACAACATTCTGTTCGGGCGGCATGATGTGGTCCTTCCTGGATGGCGGGATTGTACAGGAAGATCAGTCACGAGTGAAGTAGAAAGACGCCACTAGGGCGTCTTTCGTATCACTTTGCGTCTTTCGGAGGAAGTTCCGAATCGACTCGTTCGTTGCCTTCCGCCTCTTGTTTGACCTGAGCGGCTTTGAATTGCTGAATCTGAGAAATCGCCTGACGCTCGATGTTGTTCATCAAGTTCCGAGACACCTTCGCAGGCATTTCGTTCAGGGCGTTCATCACCAGCTCCACATCGGTGCCATCCAGTTGCAGGGTGAAAGTGTTCATGTGTTTCTCCAAGTTAAAGATCAGCCAATTATAGTCGGAAGATGGTATGTTTCTTCGGCAGCACTGCCACTTGGGAAGCGTGTTGCGTCACAAGTCGCGGCAACATCTTCAGAATGTGCCGAACGTTTGATGTGCCAAGGAAGGTGTCGTTGCCTGTTTCGACCGCACCCAGTTGACCTTGCACTAGAACGGTTCCGAAGAAGTCGCCTTCTGCGTAATCGCCTGCAACGTAGCCACCTTCGACGTAGCGGTTGATGAAGTCGTTGCCAACTTCAAACGCGCCAAGACTGCCCGACACTTTCGCTTGAGCTGTGGCCGCAAACCCATCGCTGCCGCTTTCAGCAGCGGACATCGAGCCGAAGACGCTTGCCCCGCCTGATGCGGCAAAGCCGTCAAGAGCTGCCTCAGTTGCGGAAAGCGAACCAGCGACTGCGACTTGGCCAGCAAATGCAGCCGTGTCAGAGCCTGACTCTTGAGCGCTCAGACTGCCAGTTGGCTCAAAGACAGTCTTAATGTCCGCAGTGTCGTTGCCAATTTCTGTGACCGACAAAGAGCCGGAGACGAATACTTGGCCGGAAGCTGCTGCCGAGTCTGAACCTGATTCGACCGCAGTGACTGAGCCAGCAATTCGAACCGATGCGGACAGAGCTGCTGAATCACTGCCTGATTCGACCGCCGAAGCGCTGCCCGAAACGTGAACCTGGCCAGTTGCGCTCAACGAATCAGTTGCCGCCTCAGTGGTGTTGATTCCACCCGCGACCACCGAGAAGCCCGAGGCCGCAAAGGAATCTGTGCCTGTTTCAGTGACGGTCAGATAGCCCAGGTTGAGCATCTGACTTGAGCCAACAAACGTGTCTTGACCTGTCTCAGTCGCGCTTAGCGAACCTTGAACCAGCGCAGACGCTGTAAACGCGCTTGTGTCGCTG